CAAGCCACCTAACATAAACAAACCAAATATAAGCGTCCACACACTATCTCTTCTAGGTAGTACTGGTTTCATGGCTGTAACCTCATCAACTCTTGTAATTTGTTAAACCAAAGCAAACGAAACTCAAAGTTCTCTGCTCTGATCATAGCTTGTTCCAACCAACCAACACGATTCCAAAACAACTGCTCTGTCATCGGAAGTGGGTTATACTCTGTTACTGGTGCATACACACCATCGAAGATATGTGTGTAATCATAATTTTTACCCATCTTGATTTGCTCCCTCACTACCTTTATCTTGTTCTGTAACATAGGCATCAATCATATTAGCAATAAAATTAAATTCTATTTCTGGTGATCCCTGTGATTTAGCTGACCAATCAATTTTACCATTTGTCTTACAAATACCAGCAATTGTTTTTAACATTTGTAAAGGGCTCATCTTACCCTCTCTGTAACTTGTCATCTTTCATTCTCCTTAACATTAATTACTAACTCAATAGTCCTATCAGACCATTCACCATTAACAGATTCATTCCATTGCTCTAGTAAAGGCACTAACTTTTTGAAACTAATATCTAAACCATCAATCGTACCTAACATTTGATTTTTCTTTCTTTTACCATTAGTCCACATTGTACCAATATTATTAACTACGTATTTATCTATATGCATAACTTTCTCCTTTTTTATATGCTGTAGGCACCTGTTTTTTTGCAGACTGCTTTCGCCTACGAGCATGTTTACTATATACTCCCAACTAATTAGATAGTCAAGACTTATTTTCTAATTCTTTTATTTCTTCAAAAGTTGTTTCAATACTGTATTGTTCTTTCAACTCCTGTAATCTTTTCTCCACATCTTCTTTTGACATTGAATCAATAGTGCCAGTTAAAATTTCTTTCTTATCAACATACAAACCAGCTATCTGTCCTCTCCTGGTCTCTGCTGCAACTGCTGCATTAAAATTACCTGCTGTACTAGCTGCGTCTCTTAATCTTGATAATGTAGCAAGTGATCTCTCTTGTGTGCATTTGTATCTTTCAACATTAGCTCGGAGTTCAGAATCAATAGCTTTAGCCACTTTTGGGTATAGTTCTGGGTTCTGCAACCTGGATGCCAGCTCACGAGAACTTTTTTTACTATAACCAGCTTCAGCAGCGCACTGTGATGCAGATTTTATTCCTTCTGAATGCACAAGTAACAACACAAACTTTCTTTGTTTAGGTGTCAAATCATACAATGAATCAGACAGTGGTTGTGGCAGTTGTTCTGCAGTTTCTATAGATGTATTTTCCAAAGTAATTTAATATAATAAAAAATCCTACAAAATGCGAGTTTTTTTCGTAAAATAACTACTATTTGGTAACATAGGTAACATGTAAAGATATATTGATGTTACCTAAAAAGGTAAGTATTCTGCTAGTTGTAACATGGTAACATGGTAACACGTAGGTATAATAAATTACTAGATAACTTTATCTAGGTAAAAACATCTATACAAATAGCGATTTAACTAAAAAACTTTGGATCTTCACGCACTAATCGTAATGCTTTGTCCAATGCCTCTCTACCTTCTGTAACTATCTGCTCCCACTCTTGTGGCGTGTAAGTTCTATTAAATTTGGTATTAAAGAACTCCACATGGAAGTTCGGGCATTTGTTACACTTTTTTACGGTTCTTATCGGGCTTGTTGGCAGTGTTGTGTACATAACGTTTTATCCTTTGTAATGGAAATAAAACCACATTCTCGGGTAATTTTTTCTTAAAATATATGGAATCCATGATTTGCATGTGTTTGATACGGTCGAGTTGGTTGGTCCGTGATGCGAGGATCGTGTCCAACAAGTCTCTTTGTTTCAATATTTCTTCGTGGTTCATACTATCCTTTCCTCTTTGTGTGTCCCCACCTGGCGATACCAGTGCAGGGACACTACTCGGGAGTGAAAAATGAAAAAAATATTTCTCGCCCCGAAAGATAGTACAAATTTAGTGCTTACGCAACTAAAAAGGTGGTTCTTTACCTTTACGAACTGTCGATATTGGACTCGATTGGATAAATTTTGTAGTTTTTAAAGCCTTCATCTCCTTCGACGTCAAGCGGCGGACCGTAGTAGACGGAATGACTACCTCCGCCGTCGTTCCAAGACTGGTGATAGTGTTCATCATCCTTTGTTTCGCCCTGCGAGTTACATACTTTGCATTGTTCAATGCTTTGTTCTCCTTCCCAGCTTAGCCTTAGATATCCATTCCCTTTGCAATTGAAACATATCATGTTCTTCTCCTTTCTCATCGACAACCATACTACCAACATTTTGTGCTGTCAGTAGATATATATCGCCATATCTTTTTCTAATTATATTCTCAATTCTATGTAGCTTGATACGAACCAAGTATTCATCCTTGGTCCGTGGATCACGCTTCGCCTTCTTATTTAATTTAAACATTTCATTTGTTAAACGTTGTATCAAACTAAGTTTTGGCATCAATCTTTCTCTTTCTCGCTTCTTGCTTTACTAAATATGTTATCTCCATACCTGCAGACCTATCATCTAGTGCAGCTAATTTCTTTAATATTTTATACGTCTCAACGGCCACTGCCACCGACTTGAACTTCTTGATATCCATCTTCATCCTCTGGTTTATCATCGTACTTGTGATTCAATAGCTCGACATCACCAAGATCAATTGTAGGTTGACTAAGTGAATGGGCCACGGGCGGTGTAAACTTACGACCACAATTTTTAGCGAGTTTCGTCCATGTCTCAGCATACTCTTGGTAATGCTTCATCATAGGCTCATCGTTAATCATACGTGAATCATTAGCACGCATTAAATTTATCTTGGCCCTAGCTAGTCTAGTACCAAGCTTAAAGCCTTCTTTAAATACAGCTTCGTAGTCTTTTTTTAGTACAGTCATTACTTTCTCCTTCTAAATTATTTATCGGAGGATCTTACGGCAACGAACCAATTGGTTCTCCGAGGCCCCACCTCCGATAAACTTTGTGAGTAGGGGGATTCTTTGACTACCCCCAACCTTTTCCCGACAAATCAAACCTTATGAGTTTAACTAGTACTTCAGAACCACCCTCGGACCCTTCAGGCATTTGCCCATATCTTTCCTAAAGTGTGCCTTACTACCTTGTTACAGTTGTTCAGCCATACTCTGAGAACCTTGCAATGTTCTCATTTAATTGTATATATAAACTAATAAAGTGGGATTGTCAAGTACCTAATGTATTAAACATCATGGTTTCAACACATTTTACTTCATAATAAAACTGCTCAATACCGTTTTTCAATGCCCATTGCTCTGTGTACACAGATTTAAGTTCTTTCTTCACCATGCATTCCTGTTCAGAATAAGTTATTTCACTAATGTGTTTGATACCTGGACTGTCGGGTAAAGATAAAAATACAAATAATACCCAAATCTTAATCACCAGCGTCGCCCCAGTTGTCGCCCATTTCAACATCTACTTTATTTGGCACTTGTAATTCAATTGCATGTTCCATGATCTCTTTAATTTTAGACTTATCTTTGTCATTAGCAACAGAAAAATCTAACTCGTCATGTACTTGAATGTGCGCCGTGTAGCCTTCTTTAGACAACTCGAGCATTGCTTTCTTTGTTTGATCAGCTGCAGACCCTTGTATTAAACGGTTTAATGCTTTGTAGGTCCAAGCTCTTTTAATCATATGTTCGCCGTATTCTCGTTGAGCTTCATGCAATGGTAGTGCTTTTTTGCCCCACTCATTACTTGGCTCCCATTGATCAAAACGACATCTTCTACCTTCAATTGTCGATAGAAAACCTTTATCACTAGCTTTACGCATTGTATCCATCATAAGTTTTTTTACAAACGGTACTCGTTCGTGATACCCAGCTAACAAATCTTCAGCTTGTTCTAGGTCCACACCTAACTGAGACATCAACTTACCTTTGCCCATACCGTAAAACAAACCAAGATTAATTGTCTTTGCTTGCTTACGAGGTATGTCTGCCAAGTCAGATACCATCTGGTGAAAGTCAGTAGCCTCATCTTCTTTGTATGAATCAACAAATTTTCCTGCGCCTAAATAATTTTTAAGACTAGCATAGTGTACCACGAGCCGTGGTTCTTGTTGCGAGTAATCAAAGATACCCCACTTACAATCTTTCTCAGGTATAAATATACTTCTGATCAGTGGGCCGAGAATAGCGTGCCTTGCTGGAATCTGCTGTAAGTTAGGATTACTGTAACTGAATCTACCTGTTACTGTTCCGCCTTCGTCTGAACGCATTTGGTGGATCTCAGCGTGAATCCTCCCACGGTGCGAATGCTTGAGGATCGTATCGATGAACGTTGTTCTCGCTTTATTAATCTCTCGACATTCGACAACCATCTTGGCAAGCGGGCTGTCATGAGTCGCAAGAAAGTTCTTGTCAAACTTTGGTTTCCCCGTTGGTGTAGTATCAAATGCCAGGTTAAGTTTCTCGAATGCCTTTGCAACACTTGCAGCGGCCCATACTTCGACATCAATGCCAGTAAGTTTTTTAATGGATCGTAAGATGTTATTTTCTTTATTAAGTAGATCATTTTTTATTTTATCTGCTTTTTCTAGGTCAACCCTAACGCCCTTTTGTTTCATGTCAAACAAAACTGGAAATAGGTCTGTTTCTAGCTCAAAAATGTTTGTTAAATTTTGTCGTAATATTTCTGTACGTAAGTGATTCCACAAGCGTAGCGTTACAGCCGCATCTTGTTCTGCATATTCTCCTACATGTGAGGCAGGAAGCTTCCATAGTTCTCCTTTAGGATCAAGGCCCCACATCTTTGCTGCTTCGTAGAGTTGTGCTTCAGATTTCGATTCTTGTAGATAGTCTTTACTTAATGTGTTTAGATCGAATCTAAACCTATTCTCATCTACGAGAGGCGCAGCAATAAGAGTGTCTATTATTTTACCCTTGATGTCAATACCCATCGTCTTTAACCAGCCTACGTCATAAAAAGCATTGTGAAATATGTAATTTACATGCTCGTAACTACATTGTTTTTTTAACCACTTTGTTACAATATCTTTATCCATGTTTGGCGGTGTGTCGTGAGCAATTGGGTAGTAACCACACCACCCTTCGACTGCAACGGCTATGCCCACAACCTCACCATCTTTACGAATATAACCTGGTCCTTTGTCCTTGATACCAGGGTCTCGTGTCTCTAAATCTATAGCTATCTCGTCGTAACCAGATAGGTCAGGAAAATGATCTGGCATAACCCATTCACTAGGCATGCGGTGTACTTTAGGAAACCAATTAGGTTGTTCTTTCACGTTTCCTCCTTCTGTTTTGCATGCGTCGGTAAACATCTTTCCAATCTTTTTCTACACCCAGTCTAACAAGATGCTTTGCAGCAGCTTTATCAAGTTTATCAAAAAACTCTTTGTTAACTGGCTTGTCTTTCATGGAAGAATATAGGTTCAAACTCAAACTGAGCCTCCGTTGTATGCACGATTACTAATTTCTTTTTGGCACGTGTAGCTCCAACATAAAAAACTCTGAGCTCATCATCACGCCCTTGTTGTGTATCTTTTGATGACTTGTAAGGTCCATAGGATAAGTCTGTTAATAGCATAACATTATCTCTCTCACCACCTTTACTTGCATGTATGGTAGAAACCTCAATACGTGGTTTATCATCTAACTTGTGTCCATCACG